CAATGTCAAAGTATGGGATTTAAAGGCGTAAGCTTCGCTGAATACGACGAGTTCCCTTTACTAAGAAAAAATAGCCATGTCATCGATTCTGAAGAGTGGTTCAGATTTGGATGACGTATCTGTAGGAGGTACCGGAGGCTGTACCATCGGTGTTGTCGCAGACCTCTGTACCGCAGGAGTCTGTACCGCCGGCACCATCTGCTTCGCATTCTCCACAATGATCGCCTGTAACTGCTTGTTCATAAACTCCAACTCTCGAATGCGCCCCTCTTGCTGCGCAATCACATCTTGCTGATTTCGCAACAATTCCGCAATCTGCGGTATAGTGAGAGCCACCGGTTCTTGCCCCGGCTGATTCATCATAATCTGCCCCACCCCCTTCGCCTGTTCCTCCATCATCATCTTGGCACGCGACGCCTCAATTTCCGAGATTTGTTTTAACACATCCGGTTTCATCTTGGGCTCGCCTGGCGCATATTTCAACAACAACCCGTCAATGTCGTCCATGAAAAACTTCTTAATATCGCACTCCTTGTCCAGCTTGATAAAGTCATTCACGGTTTTTGGCGAGTCCTTGATGAAGTCCGGGTGCGGGTTATCGAGCAACTTCCGCTTATCAAACGTGTTGTGTTCATGCGAAAACACCAAAATGGTTTTCATCGGGTCCAATTGCGCAAATGGCACCGTATAGTCTTTGAGAAACGCCCTCTCTTCGGCCACCGCCGCGGTCTCATCGTATCGCGAGGTCTTTAGCAACTCGGAACGAAAGGCGAACGTCCCAGCCGTCGCGTGGTTTGGTCCATAGGGTCCAAACTGTTTCATCTTTTGAATGTGCTTGAAATAAATATATATTTCACTCGAACCCGCACACATGGCGTCGCGATTCTCCTGGAGCGTCGTCACTGCGTGAGCAATGCGCTCGGGTGGGTAATAGTCATCGTCGTCCATATACACGATAATCGAGCCTTTACAATGACTATGCATGAAATTGCGCTTAGCCCCAAGTGGCAACTTGTCGGGCAGCGCAAAATATTTGATTTGTGGAACACCGGCCGCCTCAATGACGTCGCGCACTTTGTCAGTTCCATCGTCCACAATAATCCATTCGATGCGGTCCTTAGGGTAAGTCTGATGCGCAAAACACGCGAGCATCGTTGGGATAAAGGGACGGCGATTGTAGGTCGGCGTACAAACACTCACCAATGGGAAATATCGTTTTTTCAGAGCCGTCGCGTGGGGTTTAGGCTTCACCATATTGAATCAGTAATTATATTGATTTAATATCTTTATATTGTTGCGGATTTACATCATTGAGTTCGGATTTACATTCAGCCGGACTTTTTCACTATCGGCTTTCAAATGCTGGATGAGTCTCGCCTGGTCTGTCGTCATACCATCCCAATCAATGTTCTTAAAATCTTCAATTTTGTCGTCAATCGCATTCTTCACATCTTTGATGATTTTATTAACAATGAAGTATTCGCGTAAACCGCTGATACTGATACCCAAAATTGATATAATAGAGAGCGCTAACATTGCCCATTTGGCGGCATCTACGTTGATTTTCAAGATATCCGGTATTACTACGGCGAACGCGTATATCATGATTCCATAGGGCACCATTTTAAACAACCCTTTGTATCCGCTTTCAAACATTTGCTTGTATTCATTGTCCGTGTAGGGGTCAAACAATACGCCGTTTATATTCATATCGAAGCTCATACTACGCATAATATTGATTGTATTTTTTATGGTCCAATCCTTGGTATCATAGGGAATACAAAACATGGAATAGAAAAATACAATACCAAAGTGAATGAGCGTAGTGAACGACAACATCGGTTTAAAAATTGCGGCAAAACAAACAATCACAAATATGAGCCAAAAAATGAAACCAATGGATTTGAAAAATATCATTCCTATATTATACGTAATTCCTGCTTCCGAATCCCAAATTGAAAAGTTATTAACCAAATAATAATAAATAAACACGGCTTTGTGTAATCCTGAAACTGAAGCATTGCCCTCTGATTTGAATAAAAACTTATACAAGGATTTTCCAGTAAGTGGATTTGCAAAAAGAAAATTGTATATTCGTGTCAATTCACCCTTTAAATAATTCACAATAATAGAGGCAATCATAAAAAGCATAATAAACATGGTTCGATCACTAAATGTAGTGGTATAATCAATGAGTTTTTGTAAATAACCCGGAATCGCATCGGTCATCGCATCATCGAAAAACTTGACTGTTTTTAACATGGCGTTGGTAAGAACGTAAATAGGTCCAAATGATATGAAGTTGAGTCCGCTGTAAAAATCAATTTGTTTCCCCGTTTTTTTCATATTGTAATAGAGGTTGTACGAAACAAACAATGTTGCTAATACCGTAATTATCCGTATTATAATATCAGCGACAGATGCCCATAAATTGGATTTTTCAGTGTCGGTCATTTTTGGTGGTGCGGGTTCTTCTGTAACGGGTTCTTCGGATGCCTGTTCTTGCTCTTGTTCTGCTTGTTTTTCTTTTTCGACGTCGGGTGAAGCATAAATAGGCGTATTGTCAATTTCGTATTCAAACCCTTCTTTGACCGTAGGTCCACCTTTGACCACGGGTCCACCTTTGACCGTAGGTCCACCTTTGACCACGGGTCCTTTAAGGTCCCGCGTAGGTCCGTGGTCGGTCCACGAAGCAAACGCCGCAGCATAACTATCATATTCCGTTTCAATATCTTGTATAACTTTTTCATAAATAGAGGTAAGTGGGTCCATTACCAATCCTGTCCATTTTGCTTTGGATCTCGGTGGATATTCTAAACTACCATTATCGCTATCAACCCATTCCGTCGTCATTAATATAGTATATATATTCGATTTACTCTTTTATCGCATATGCACCCATCACATGTGTCATAAATATGGGGCACCCTATCGCGCATACATCAACCCGCAATATCCACCCACAAAAGACAGCACGTTGTACCTCTCTTCAAAAAGCACCATATTGTAGTTGTACTCATACATGTACCACGACCCACCCTGTCCCGGACTACTGGTCGCAATGACCACGCCATCCGCATTACAAATTACATCATACTGGACTTGGTCAAGATTCACCGGTGGTACATAGGTATTCACTTCAATCTCAATTGTCTTAAACTTTGACATATTGATTGCACCCGACGGCTGATATTTGCGCGAATCACTGGATAAACAAAAATTGTAGCAATAGAGGCCCGACTTTGCGTTGCTCGATGTCCGCGTCCACTTCTCCACATAATCATACACTTCGCGGGTCAGCAAGTTTTCGCGATACTCCCCATTAAACAAAATGCCAGCCGTCTCCAAAATCTCTTTGCGGTTTTCAACTTTGAATCCACCAGTAACTCGATATCCTGTCTGAATATACCCGGAGCTCGAATTACTATTGAGATATTGATATGGCGAATATGGAATCTTATATGGAGCTGTGAGCGTGGTTACATAGGTAGGACTCTCCGTATCCGCCGGTATCCAACTATATGGCCAATTCGTATAATTGCTCCATTCATTACGCATAAATGCGTCATTGCGCTGTAAATACCACATCCAATTAGATACCATTCCAGTTGATGGAATCTTAATCTTCTTTGCGCCCGTCACATTTTCATACTTATGCTCAATAATATCTTTGATAAGATACACCTGACTTTCTGACGTGAAAGTCCGTGTCTCCTCTTTTGACAAGAAACAATAATTGGCTAAAATATGGATATCCGCATTCCAACCACTGGTTTTGTTTTCATAATTTTCGGCGTCTAAATTATCAGATGGCGGGGTTTGTAAAAACCGATACAATTGGAATTGGTTCTGTGTATAGTTGGGGCGCATGAGAGGCAACCCATTTGCTTGGTCAAATACATCGCGAACCTGATACAATTCCTCAATAGAACGCATTGTTACGTTAATATGGAGCTCATTGTATTGGAGCGCTGCCATGGGAAAAGCGCATTTGCTGTCAAGTGTAAACCACATATTAATCGGTATGTACAGCGTCCGACCGCGAATCGACGGCTCGGCACCTAAACTACCCGGTTGAAAATACGCGTGGGGGTATGAACCCGACCGCCCATTTGCATTTCGCGGATTATTAAGTTCCGCAATATTTCCCGTCATTTCATTGAACAATTCCTTTTTGGCTGAGGAGAAGTCGCGGTCGACCATTGCGCCTAAATAATTTCCAGAGTATCGTTGTAGAGTGTAATTGCCGCACACAATTTCGATTTCCTTTATGATATTTGTGCCGATGTCGTTTATCCAGTTAAACTCATAGGGCGCCCAACTATTTGTGGTTTGCGCACAAGGATGGTAAATTGGGCTCCAAATGTGGGGCAGCGTGATTACAATGTATGTGTCCATCAACAACTCAGCATATCGTGGAATCTTAAATGAGAACTTGGACTCCTCACTCAATCTGAGGTCACGTAACCCATCATAGTCGATACGGAACTTTTGTAGCCCAAAATTGGTAATTTTATTGTATGTGGCGCGAAACAAGGTTTTTTGACTGGGTCCACCATGTATAATCACATTATTTGCACCCTCTGAAATAAGATTTAAAAGACCGCCGGCCATTTGTATATATTACAATGTTGGATTTAAACCTTTGGGCCTTTTACACTATCAAATATATATGATTAGTATAAAGTTCAAATACAATAATATATTGTGTATATCATTGTATGTATAATAGAGCATTTTGTTTGCATTATAATGGTCTCAAAAAATATCGCCTATCCATTCTTCGAATATATTTTTCTCTACCATCCAACATTGCGTTGATTGCGCTATCATTGACTGTAAATATTGGTTCTCTGTAAAACTGTTCTTTTATCACATTCCGAATAAAATAATCGGAAAAATTGTAAATATTATTTGTAACACGAAT